CTAATGTTTGCGGAAACATTATTAGAACTATTTTATTTTGCGGTTTATTTATTTTTTCTTTTTTTGCTATTTCTTATTCTTATTCTGATACTGCCGAAATTATTCAGTATCAAGAAGTTTTTTTACGAAAAGATATATCAAATTATTTTATTTTGCAACAGATTTCTCGTTCGATGCAATCAGCACTTGATAAATGTAATAATATGGAATGTTTCGTAGCTAAGTTTAACCAATCAGTATATCAAATACCATCAATAGCTGACGATAATGGTTGGACTTTATATTTACAAATACAAAATAATAAAAAAATGCATGCTTTAAATGGTAATTCAGTTGATAAGGCTTGTGTTGAATACATTAATGCCATTAATCGTCCTTTTGATTTTGTTCCAAATGGTCGAGTTCCAGATGGTTATAATCAAAATACAATATTACAAACAGATTATTACGATGCCACTCCATTTTCATTACCTACTTCTGACGGTACTGCTTCAACAGTAACAGTCGGAGGAGTAGGTTTTTACATGATGGTTGGACAAAATGATTCAAATGGTTCAAATGGTTTATATTATGTTGGATCATCACCAGCAACAGTTGTTACACCTATGTACGGATATCTTTTTTTTGTTTTGAATGGTTTAGGTGTTATGCAATCTCAAACATTAACCTACGTATCGGCAAAAGACAAATCATCTCGTCAAATAACAGCAGAAGCATTAACTGGATTATTTAATTCATTAAAAGCCAGTAATAATTTGACTGAAAATAATGTTGTTTCATTAATTAAACATTTTGGTGTTATGAAAGTTGAGGATTATGATGAAAAAAGTGAAGATACTGAAACTCCTCTTACTACTTCTAGTGTGCATTTTTATACTTATGGTACTAATAATTATGAGAGCATTTTTGGAACAACATCTGATACTGGTTATGACGTGGATGGATTAGCTGCAAATTTTAGAATTGTATCAGCTGGTTTTCGAATATGGCCAACTATCGAATTAGTTACGAATTCCTCAACATTTTCAGTTGCTAAGTATTATGGATGCCAAATGACACCCGTTCAATTTAAAAGAGCGTATACAACAGGAACTAATTTTTATACTGTTATGAAAGAAAATGTTGAATTTTATGAAACAAATAATAGTCGTGGAATATCAGCAAGATTGCAACCTGGTCAAGATTCTGGTTTAATCAAATTATATGAAATTAATTCAATGGCTAATTGGAATAATACTGCATTGCAAACTGCTGGTATGTGTTTTCCTTGTATAGTAGCACAATTTAATCAAACAACTTTATGGGCAGCTAGTGGTAGTGTGGCATTGCCGTTTAATTTTATGTATCGAACTACTTTGGAAACTGTTTTACAATCACCATCTTCTTTATTAGCGTCTCGTCCTCCTATGTCTCAATGTTGGCGACAAGTATTAGCAAATTTTACTTATGATACTCAACGATTTCCTTCTATTACAGAAGGTCATTCTTTTAAAACTATTGTTGCTAGTGCTTTACGTACTGCTATGTATATTCATCCTAATAGTCGACCATTTATTAGTACTTTTGATTATTTACATTATGGTAGTCGTCCACGTATCTCATATAAAAGGAAGAAACCAGTTAAACTTCAACAACAACAACAACAAAAGAAAAAACCAATGCCTCCTTTTAATGGTAATCGAATGAAAAATGCCAATAATAATCGACGTAATATGGAAGCAAAAATGAATAAAAATAATGATATAAATGTTCAATATATTAGTAGAGGTCCAAGATTTGCTTCAGGACGTGGTCGTGGAAGAGGTCGAGGTCGTGGTAAACCATATTTTCAAGCTACCGAAATTGAGGATATAGAAGATTGTGATGCTCAATCAATATTTACAAAATGGTTAATTAATAATGCTCATACTTCTCTTATATTGCAACGACGGTTACATCGTTTAATGCACGCTTTACATGGTAATACAATGAATTATGATTATAATTATCAATATCATCATAAATTTGGATTGTTTTTTTTTTATAATATTATGAATTTGGAATCTCAAGGACAACATGTTTATTTTTTTTCACATCGTACTATTTATGATAAATTAATTTATGATTTAGCTTTTATTAATCATACATTGTGTCGATCTAAATATGATGATATTATGCCAGAGAGATCAGAAGATATTGCTGGTAAACGTGTTATAGTTAGTGATACCGTTAATTATCCTAATAATAATCATGAGTGGAAAGATTTTAAAAAAATGGATAAAACAACTATAATTGATATTATAATAAAAGAACCAAAATTAGATTTTCAAAATTGTATTCTCTATTATCATAATCATCATATTTGTACTTATCCTGGCAATAATATGCAATTGTTTGTTCAACATTATTTAAAATTATTACCTTTTTCAAATGTTGGCGTAACTCATGTTCAAATTAATCAACATCAACCTCCTGTTTTATCGGATGAGGAACTAGCTAGACAATTAGCGATGGAATTGGGCGATTTAGATTTATCACATCAGCCAGTATTTCAATCAGGAGAAGAAGAAAAAATAGATATGAAATCAAAAGACAACTTTATTGGGCTTAAGAACCCTGATTACCATATTCATGATGGAGTTAAAGTTACTACTTTACAATTACCTAATTTGGAAATGGTTAACACTAATAGTAATCGAAATCAATATGATATTAATCGAGCTCCATTAATACAACCTCATCCAATAGGAGGATTTATTATGGGAAAACCTCGTCAGGATGGTCAATATCAATATTTTCCAACGGGATTTAAGCATTGGGACAAGATGTTAGATAATCCTAATATTAATGTACCACCAAAGGATCCTTTAATAAATATTAATATCAATAATATGCCCTTAGAAGATTTGTTGCAAGTCGACGAGAAATATTTTCAAGACGTTCATGTTTATTGGCAATCCCGGGGTTTGAAGATAGGAGATGATACCATGCGTATAATTGGCTCAACAGAAAATCCAAAATTTGTAAAAATTATGCGTTTTGGTGAATTGGAAATTATATCACGAGATGAATTAACAAATCAATTTTCTTTTGTTTTATCAGCTCAATCATCTCGACCAGTATTTCAAATGCAAAGTGAAAAGAAAAATAAAAGTAAAAGTAAAGATCCTAAACCACCGGCATCAGGAAATGGTATGAGTATTAATGATAATAATGATGATTCGAAGGATCCTGTTGATGAATCGTCGTCTCATTCAAAAGAATATGAACAACCATCAATTTTTTCAATGATGTTTGAACGTAATAAAGTTGAGGACTCAGCCTCTTTATTACCATTATCTATTAAGGTTAATAAAATTACAAATTTATTATCAACTTTTACGACAACATTAATGGCTTTTAGTAGTAGTCAACATTTTGATATGTTGAAGCAACCATCGGTATTGTTGATTATCTCTATTTTATCCGAAATGTCACGAGAATTATCACATACTTTTTCTCAAAAATTAAGTGAAAAAATCGCAGCAGAAAAATTTTTACATGTGCATCCCACTGGAAAAGAAGCTGTAAAGATGCAAGCTATTTTAGATGATAGTTTATTTGACTCTTTCGATATTACTCTAGCTTGCATTCGTATTGCTGGAGCTGCCGTTATGAAATACAACACTAATCCAACAACTTTATCACCAATTGAAATTGAACGAATGGTACAACGACATTTAACTGATGTTAAATCTGAAGGAATAGAAGATGATGATGAAGTAGAATTTCAAGCTTTGGAAACGGATAATCCTATATTATATCATCATAAAGATCGTTTTTTTATGTGTCTTAAGCAATCTTTTACTCCAATGTATTACTTACCATCATCTCAAGCTCTTGTTAATGAATATTTTATTATTACTCCAAAAGGTTTTTTTGAAAGAATGGGATCAGGTGATGTTTTTTTACCATGTAAAAATAAAAAGTTGTGGGTACATCCTAGTGCTTACAAGACTAATATTTGGTTAACAGGATTAAAATTAAATCAACATTCAATGTTTGAAATTGTTCGTTCTTCATGTTCTTTTTATCACTTAATTGCTGAAAAGGATGCTCAAATGGAATTGTATGTTAAGGAAATTGAATCAACAATGTCTGAGGTAATTAGTGAAGATACTTCTACCTTTAATGCATCCGTTAGTAAAATGGCTAAAATTTATGAAGCTTATGATAGAACTCTTACATCAAAAATTAATCAATCTGCAAATAAAATGCAAGAAGAAAAAACTTTCATTAGTTGGTTAGCAAAGTTTCCTTCGTTATTATTTAATGCTATGAAAAATGGATTTACTAAAGCGTTATCAAGTGAAATATCTAAATGGTTAACATCTAAAACAGATACTTTTTTAAATATCATTTATGTTATTCTCTCTAATGCTCTCTTGTTTGCAGCTGGATTTGGTACCCATTGGTTTATTAATCGTGATAAAATTCAAAAAAATCAACCAGAGGAAGAATCAGTGAAGGAAATAGCTACTAATATTAAAAAAAAAGTTCGTCAAGTAGCTACTAAAATTCATGATAGATTGGTTACTCCATATTATGAATTATCGTATTATACTGCTGATAATATGATTGAGAAGGCTATCGGAGAGGTTAATAAAGCTTATGCTAAGGATAGCGTTAATACATTCATATTTGATGATGAGGACCCAGCTATTGATATTTCTGTTAGTAAAATCAATGATATTCTATCTATTGCTATTCATTATTTACCTTTAGGAAAATGGTATTATATCATAGCAAATAAAACTATTGCATTAAATAAATTCTCAGAATTTTTAGTTCAATATCATGACCAACCTAATACAGTAGCATGGAGAAAGGAAACTGCTAGAGGTTTGGATGCATTTGAATCAGGTGCAGGTGATCGTAAATTTTCAACGCGAAATTATGTTAGTTATGACGATGGTCCAATTGAAAAAGAAAGAGCTGGTCGATCTTTTCATCATAATTACAAAAGGAATCAACCTCGTAGAGGTGCAGGAGCAGGACATATTGCATCTGGTGTTGCTGAATCGAATGAAAGCGATGAAGAACATGAAAGTGTAGAAACACCTCAAGAGGATATTGATAAATTAGTACCTTTAATTAAGGATACGATCCGTAAGATACTAAAAGAAGAAATTGAAAAAAAAGTTCAGATAAACGTTAAAGACATAAAAGATAAGGATTCTGAACCACATTTTCAAGCAGCGTCTCGTTTAGATTATATTAAAGATGCCAACTTATCAGAGGCAGTTGAACCTGTTTATCGTATTCATAATCATAATATTATGCGAGTTGGTTATGGAGTTTTTTGTTATCGTGATAATCGTTTATTTTTTACTACTAATTTACATATCGCAGCTCGTAATGATACCTTTATTTATCGTGATTCTAATCGGGTTTATTTGAATGAACCTATTAATTGGCAAAAAATTGAATCATGTCGATTAGAACCAGAAATGGCATTTTGTAATAAAGGCGCTTATAATTATCGTGAACCACTAATGTTCTATTACTTAAAAGGTTTTGATAGTCATGCAAAATTTAAAGATATTCATACAACAAATGAGGATTACTCTGAGTATGAATCTATTGGAATTTATAATCCTTCAGCAAAAGGTTTTCAAATGACTAAAAACTTTGAACGTAATCATCTAGTTTATCCTTATTCAACAGAAAGTGGTCAATGTGGTTCGCCTATTGTTGGATTAAAAGATAAAAAATTGTATTTAATAGGACTTCATGCGTTTGGACGAATTAATAAAGATCAAAATGGCGGAATTTCTATATCATCAAATAAAATATTACCGTTATCTCAAGCTCAAGATCCTTTTTTTCATTGGTTAACACAATCACAAAATCTCTTTTTGGATCGGAATTCTCAGTTAACGGCATCAGGAAAACGGGTGACGAATTTTATTTCGACGCACTCAATTTCCGTCCATTAAACACTTCATCGGTTTTCTCGTATATGACTTACGTTAAAAAATTTTTTCCATTATTATTTAATTCTCGTAAAAGTAAGTCTATAACTCTTTCCGTCAAAAAGAGGGGTAGTAGAAAAGGTTGGCGATCTTACCGTTTTTATCATCATGGTTTTTTTCAATATCGTCAATCTTCTGTTAATAAATGGGAATCTATTTTGGGTTCTCATATTATACCTCATAAATATCCTTCGTTATGTAATATAAATCTTGGTTATCGTTACATTAATTTAATGACTCATCCTGTGAATGACATTAAGTTATCACCACCTATTGTTTTTTTTTGGGATAAATCAAATGTTACTTATTCATCGTTTGATTATCATTATGTTTCTATTGTTTGTGATTTGTCACGTAATACTTCAGCTGGTTTTTCTTATTTTAAACCAACAAAAGATCAAAATTCTTATTTTTCTTGGTGTCTCTTTCAGCGTACTATATCTAATATTGATTCTGTTTTTTCAGTTATTAAGTTAGCTGAAAAAAAGGAATTGTTGCCAGTTGAAAAAGTTTTTAAAAAGATACGTTTGTTCTCTGTTTGTGAATTTCATACTGAAATTATTTTTCGTTTTTTTTTTAATAATTGTTATCGTCGTCTTGTTACTAATGAACATCGTATTTGGAAGGTAGGTTATTCTTTGTATCATCAAGGCTTAGCTTCTATGTTTTTTCAAATGAATTTTAAAGATTTTAATGGTCTTGATGGTTCAGCTTACGATACATCGTGTTCTATGTATATAATGTTGTGTGGGTGCATTTTGATGTGTCGAGTTGCCAATTATTCTAATAATGAAATTATCCTTTGTTGTTATTGGCTTTATTTGTATCTTAGACAACCACGTGTTTTTGAAGATTTAGTTTTTTCTGTCAATGGTTGTATGCCTTCCGGTGTGTTTTTAACTATTTTATTAAATTGTTTTGTTTGTCTTTACGTGGCTTTAAATTCTTTACCTTCTGCACCGTTTTTGGATTTTGTTACCATTAATAATGTTTCTAAATTGTGGAAGGGTAATGTTCAATTGTATGATATTTTTGCTACTTGTGGTGATGATGTTTATTGTCATAAATCATTAGAATATCGTTTTTGTACGTTTGCTGTATTGTTTGGTTTAGATTATAAACCACAATCATCTCCGTTATTTTTATCTATGGAACCTATGGTAATAGATGGCTATTTTATTGCCAGACCTAAAAACATTGATACTTTGTATGATGTTTTATACTGGTTAGGTAATAAAAGCACAGTAATGTATCAGGATGTTTTTTTGTCATTATTGACTTATTATTATTATTATTTTAAATTTTCACCTGATAAGCTTATTCATAAGAATAAACTTTGTTATTTATTTACTAAGATTTTTGGGTATTCCAAGGAATACTCATTGGAAGTATTTGAGAAATATATGGATATCGTATCACTTATTCATTAATACCTAAAGGCAACCTTATTGGGCTTAGGAACCCTGGATATTTTGTGGCTATTGGTTATGCTTTCCATTATAAGCATATTTGGTTATGCTTTCCGTTATAAGCACATTATGGTTATGCTTTCCGAAATAAGCATTATTTTTTCTTTTTTCTTTTTTGTTTGTTTGGATTGTTAAGGGAATTTTTATTCTTTTTTTTCTTTATTATTATTTTTTAAAAATTATGGGAGGTTATCGTTCCGATCTTGAAAAAACGATTTTATGTTATATATTATATTATATGGTCCGCTTGCCTCACAAGCTTTTGCCCCTGCCCACGGGCAGGGGTTTTCTTGGTAAAGATAGTTACGGGATATAGCACTCCTTAATTACTGAGGCTTTCCTCTAGTCTCAAATCCCTGAAGAGGCTTTTTTATAAAAACAAACAAAAATATAGAGCCCATTGCTCTCGTAAAATGAAAAAAAAACTTAACAATTATTAGTATTCCGCAGTACTAGTAATTGTTAAGATTACAAAAATTAGTAATTTTAGAAAAAGAAAAAAAAACTTCAATCTCACACGTAGACTTTGTTCGAATGTGGGATTGATTTAAGAAAAAC